TGCTATTTATGGCGTAGCGGTTTTAGCAGATAAATTAAAATCTTTGCCGGGTGCAGGTCTCGTAGATAAGGCCGGCGGAGTAAAAGGTATTTTAAGGTTTTTGCCTAACGTAGGTCCGGCAGTACAGTTTTTAGACTACTTATCCAATTTAGGTAAGGAATCTAAAGGTACGCCGGGTATGGGCGGTTACCCGAGCTCTGCTTTAGGCGGTGTATTTATTGACCCTAATGAGGCAGCACGCAAAAAGGCCGAGGCAGCTGCCGCCAAACGTGCAAAAGAAATAGCTGCCGCTAATGCTAAAGCCGCTAAAGCTGAAAAACAAAAACTGGCTTTGACTAAAGCCGCTGCCGTATTTGACAGTACTCGTATTAGCTTAGCTGCAGCTCTTAAAGCGACTTACGATAAAGATACAAAGCTACGCCTCGAGGCTCTTATGCTTATCGAGGAGGACCGCGGCGACGAGGCTCTAAAGAAAATTGACGAGCTGGCTAAGTTTCAGAAAAACGCAGATATGCAACGTTTAGCCGGAGTCGAGACAATTAGTAACGCAACCCTTGAGTCTCTCAATAAGCAGCTTATAATAGAGCTTAAGGTCATTAACGATAGCAAAATGGCCGAGGGCGATAAAGAGCTAGCACGCGAGGAGGCGTTTAAGAAATATAACGCTGCGATAACGGCCGCCGGTAAGCTGGCGGCTACTGAGTCTTATAACGAACGCGTACAGATCCAACTTACAGAGATCGCACGCCTAGCCTCTATTAGTAAGACTACGAGCGCGGCAACTACCGCTAACTTACTACTCGAGTCCTCCGAGCTCTCTATGATCGACCGAGTGGCAAAGGCTCAAGCGACCGCCGATGCGGCCCGTATGAAAGCTCTTACCGATTATAACAATGCCCTAAATAGAACGGGAACCGGTTTAGATTACGGCGGTAATAAACTAGGTAGCCTTGTGCCTAACTTTGTACCGCCAAAATGGGTCGCAGATTTAGCGGCTGAACGTGATTATGTATCAAACGTGCCTATGGGGCCTATCCCGGTGGCTGGGACTAACCCTTATATGTCGGGACCTACTCAAAGCGTAGAGGTAACTATTAACGCTGGCGTAGGAGATCCTGAGGCTATCGCTAGAGCCGTCGAGGATGTACTTAACCAATCAACCTACAGAGGCACGTCGGTAAACCGAGGCGCTGGTAATTACGTACTATGAGCAGCTGGCTACCCGAGTGGAAAATAATTATCGGTACTACCGTTTACGATAACGTGCTAAGCGTAAATATGGCCACTGGCCGCGATGATATCGACCTACAGTGCAACGCAGGCTACGCACGTATGGAGATCGTAAACCTCGATAACTCAGCCTTTGATATCGACGTAACCGATAGCCTTACCCTCGAGCTTAAAAATAGCGCAGGGGTTTATGTGCCCGTTTTTGGCGGTGAGGTATCCGATTTTGGTATATCGGTGCGCTCGCCTGAGGAGACCGGGTTTATAACAATCGGTAACATATTGGCCGTAGGATCTCTAGCTAAACTAACTAAAGCTCTGTTCCCTGATGCTCTTATTAAAGACTATGACGGCAACCAGATCTACGACGTATTAAATGAGCTGCTTATAAACTCGTGGTTTGAGGTAGCCCCTGCCCTACAGTGGTTTGATTATGACCCTACGACTACGTGGGCTAATGCAGAAAACGTAGGGCTAGGCGAGATAGATCAGCCTGGACTCTACGAGATGATCTCTCGATCAGCTGAACCGGCGAGCAGCTATAACCTCTGCGCTCAGATAGCACAAAGCGCACAAGGGCAGATATACGAGGATAAAGCCGGTCGAGTTTGCTACGCCGATACCGACCATCGTACACAGTATCTATCTACCTACGGTTATACGACTTTATCGGCTAACTACGCTATCCCATCTACGGTTAAGACGATCCTACAAATAGGCAAGATCCGTAACTCTTTAGTATTTAACTATGGCAATAACTACGCCAGTCAAGCTACGGCCCTAGATGCTACCTCGATCGCTAACTATGGCCGGTATCAGCGAGCCGTTACGACTAACCTCCATAACCTAGCCGATGTAAATACCCTTATGACTCGAGAGCTGGGACTAAGAGCTATCCCTCGAGAGCAGCTACAAAGCATTACGTTTAGGCTTGATAACTCAGAGCTACCCGATGCCGAGCGAGACGAGCTTATAAACGCGTTTTTTGGTCAGCCAGTAATAATTAACGATTTGCCTATAAATATGTTTAATGGCTCTTTTAATGGCTTTGTAGAGGGGTACGCTATTAAAGCTACGCCGGGTTATGTTGATCTAACCCTAACTCTAAGCCCTACCGATTTCTCACTGGTCGCGCCACAGTGGGCAACAGTTACCCCATCATCCCTAATATGGACTGGAGTAAATGCTACTCTTATCTGGCAAAATGCTTTTGGAGGTTTAACCTAATGGCAACTACTACACCTAATTTTGGCTGGCCCGTACCTACCTCGACTGACCTCGTAAAAGATGGTGCTACTGCGATCGAGGCGCTAGGTGACTCTATAGATGCCTCGCTTGTCGATCTTAAAGGCGGCACTACCGGGCAAGTATTGGCTAAAGCCTCTGGTACCGATATGGACTTTACGTGGACAGAGCAAGACGATACGACTTTAAGTTTTAACGCGCAGACCGGTACAACTTATACGCTAGTCGGTAGCGATCTCGGCAAGATGGTTACTCTATCTAATACTGGAGGCATTACTCTTACAGTGCCTCCCTCAGTCTTTGTCAGCGGTAATATTATTAACATCCAACAGTTAAACACCGGGCAAGTAACACTAGCTCAGGGCGCAGGCGTGACTATTACCTCTACTGGCGCTACCGTCTCAGCTCCAAAATTGAGAGCTCAGTACTCAGCTGGCGCTATTTTATGCACTGGCTCAAATACCTTTACCGTGATCGGCGACTTATCGTAATGGTCCCTCTAAATCTAGGGATAGTCGCAAGTAGTATGCGCGGCGTTACAAACTCTTACGAGTCGATTCAGACCGTTACAGTAGGCGCAGGCGGTCAGACTACGATTTCTTTTACGACTATCCCGGGTACCTATAAACACTTGCAACTACGAGGTATAGCGCTAAGCGCATCGGCAGGCGCGGTAGTGTACGCAAATTACAATAGTGATACTGGCGCTAACTACGCTCGTCATAGATTAGTAGGCGCTGGCGGAAATCCTCCTAACGCTTTCGGCGCAAGTGGCCAGACTACTTTTAGTATTTTTGGAGACTTAACCGGTACGGCTGCAACTCCTAGCCCTGCAGGCGTAGTTATGGACGTTTTAGATTATACAAATACCAATAAACTTACTACTACTAGAATTTTTTGTGGTGCCGATAGAAACGGCAGCGGTGAAGTCGAGTTAATATCCTCGCTATGGAATAACACGGCGGCAGTAACTCGCATAGATTTAACTATAGGCGGCAGCGTTAGCAGTTTTGCTCAATATACACAGTTTGCACTTTATGGAATTAAGGGGTAATCGTGCCATCTACTTATGACAAAATACAGACCACTACTTTAGGTAGCTCTACTCAGTTTATTACCTTTAGCGGCATTCCTGCCACTTACACGGATCTAGTTTTAATTTTTCAGTGTACAGGCGCAAGCGTTAATATGAACTGGGACATAAGAGTAGGTAATGGCACCGTAGATAGCGGTAGTAATTATAGCGCTACCTATTTAGTAGGCGGCTCGGGCGGAGCATCTAGTAATAGAACCTCTAACCAAAATACTTTACGCCTTGGTTTTTCTGCTTTTATACAATCCTCCGGAGGAGTCTTTACGGCCATTACTCAAATAATGAATTACGCTAATACTACGACAAATAAAACAGTAATTAGTCGTGACGGAAATGCTAATCAGGATGTGGTCGAGGCTGCCGTGGGTCTATGGCGGAGCACCTCTGCTATTGACATTATTACTATGGGCGATTTTGGTGGAGCTACTATGGCCGCTGGTACCACTGCAACTCTCTACGGAATAAAGGCGGCATAATGCCTACATTTACACAGATCGGTACGGCTCAAGTAGTAGGCGCAGGTGGGGCGGCGACTATTGACTTTACCTCAATCCCTGCAACCTATACGGATTTAGTTATTAAAATAAGCGCGAGGACCGCACAGGGGTATTTTTGGGATGGATCATTTTTACGTTTTAACAATACCTCAACTACTTACAAAACTCGATTAGTATATGGTGACGGTTCAGCAGCTGGTTCGTTTAACTCAACTACAGATATATTAACTTATATTAACGGTGCCTCTGCTACGGCCTCAGCCTTTGCTAATACAGAAATTTACATCCCTAACTATGCAGGATCTACTCAAAAGGCCGTCTCGATTGACACAGTTATAGAGCTCAACGGAAATCCCGTTCTTATGAACTTTGCCGCTGGTCTGTGGAATGGCACTACGGCAATAAACAGAATTACCTTAGTCCCTCAAGGGACGATCCAACAGTACTCAACCGCCTACCTATATGGAGTATCAAATGCCTAACCCTACGAGAATAGAAGTAAACTGCACTACCGGCGAGGTCCTCGAGATTGAGCTGACCGATGCAGAAGTAGCAGAGCTTGAGGCTAAAGCTGCATTAGCGGCGCAAGATAAAGCTGAGCAGGATGCTCTAGCAGCTGAACGCGCTACGGCTAAAGCTGCACTACTTGAGCGCTTAGGCATTACTGCCGATGAAGCGGCGCTATTACTTTCGTAATGCTTAAAAGCTATAACGGCTACCCGGCCTCAAAAGATCAAGACGAGATAAAAATTAAGGCGTATCCGGTAAAGGGTACAAACCGTAAACTGAGGTGCGCTGAGAGTGTGGGCCCACTCTTAGCGGCCTTTGCGGCTGACTTTCACGAGCTCATAGAGCCGATTGACGAGGGCACCTTTGACGATTGGGGCTACGCCTTTCGTATGGTCCGGGGATCTACTGACAAACTATCGTGCCACTCATCGGGTACGGCGATCGACCTTAATGCAACACGTCACCCGTTAGGCAAGGTGGGCACGTTTCCGGCTGAAAAGGTACCAATGATTAGAGCACTAGCTAAAAAATACGGGCTTAAATGGGGCGGCGACTTTAAGAGCCGAGCCGATGAAATGCACTTTGAGGTAGAAATATCACCCGGTAAGGCTAAAGCCTTAATCGCTAGTTTAGGTTTATAGTTAGACAAATAATAAGGGCGCGAAAGGTAGACCAATGAAAGAGCAGGCTATTGCCGTCGCTAAATCGTATCTACGCCACGCTGCCGCGTGCGCCGGTGCGCTTTACTTATCAGGCGTTACGGATCCAAAAGTATTAGCTAATGCGTTTATCGCAGGGCTAATCGGGCCATTACTAAAAGCACTGCAACCGTCGGAGAAGCAGTTCGGGGTTAGTAAGTAATGGAAAAGGCTCAGCTCGTAGTCGGTATAGCTTTGGGGAGCTTTACTATTTTGGGGCTAGGAGCTGGGCTTATCCGACACTTTGTAAAGTTTTACTTATCAGAGCTCAAGCCCGACGGTAACGGGGGCCATAACCTACGCGGTCGTATCGACCATATCGAGCTACGGCAAGAGCGTATGGATGCCAAAATAGACAAGATCTACGAAATATTGCTCGAGACACGCCTCGCCAAATAGTTGCCTTATGTCAGATAGTGGGCTCATACTGATACCACACACGCCGAG